TCTCCAATCGTATCAGTGGCGTTTCCACCGATAAAAAACTCTATCACACAATTCCCTAAAAATCGGTGCGTAACGGAGACAATCGCGCGATACAGACGATTTCCTAAAAACTTGAGCGCGATACAACCCAATACGCGCGATTAACCCCGATTTGGGGTCGGGTCAATTTGTAGAGTCATTCTCCATCACCACGAACTTTACATCTGCACAGGAAACCCATTCCTCGCAGTCGCAGGATAGAGAGTTCCTCCAGCACTCCGAGCAGTAGTCACTCTTACGAGTGCCCATAGCCTGAATCAACTCCCACTCGCTCTCTGTTACGTCTACCCTTTTCATTAGTAGTCCTCTCCATCAAAGGCAACGATTTCGCCAGTCTCAATCATTTCATCTACGGCGTAGTCACTGACGAACTTAACGCCGTGCTTGAGCCAGTATTCATGAGCCAAGCAGGTGCAGTAGTCTTCAGTACTTGGCAGGTGGTTATAGAGGTCAGTGCCACGAATAGCAATGCCTTCTCCGGTCACTACATCTACAAAGTGGAAACGGTACATGTGAACTCCTTAGTTCTTCAGGGCTTTTCCCTGATACAAAAACTCTACCACACAATTTCCTAAAAACTGAGCACAAGTGGAATCAATTGCGCGATACCTTTTTCTCACAGAGAAACTTCCTAAAAACTGAGCGAGCCCAACCAATCTTGCGCGATAAAAAATGCTCACAGAAAAACTTCCTAAAAACCGGTAGGGGGCGGAATCTATGCGCGATAAAAGAAACAAAAAAAAGTTATCCACAAGTTTTCAACAGGCTGTGGATAACCTGTGGATAACCTGTGGATAACTTTCGGGCTGAAAATACGAACAAGTGTTCGCCCCAGTCCTTCGAGGCGAACACTTGTTCGACGAACGCTTGTTCGCTTACTTGCGCCCTACCTTCTTGGGCATTGGTCGGGAGACCTTACCCACCGACCCTATGTGGCGTAGGGCGTTCTTCCATTCAATAGTCCCGTCATTGAATAGCGGGTGTTGCCATTGGTCGCGACTGTATCGGTGAGCGTTCTGGTCTCGAACTGGTACACCTAGCGGAGCGGTTAATGCCCGCCCTAGTCGCTCATTCATAACATCACTAATCGCTAATGGTGTCAGGTCTTTTAGGTGTCCGACTACGCCACGCATAATACGCTCCATGCCGTTAGTTTCGACTATTACGGTCTCAACATTGACGGTGGGTAGGTGGTAGACCACGCCCGCCACTTCTACGGTGATGAAGAACGTAACTACGTCTAATTCACCAGTAGTCCCGCCCTGAGTGCATTGGAGCGAACCAGTTAGAACACCTAGTTCACCATTCACCATACGGCGACCAGTTACCTTGACGGCGTTGCCCGACCTTTGGTAATCAACCTTGTTGAGGTTCAACCAGTAGCCAGTACAAGCCTTTGGTATTGAATTGGTGCGCTCCATAAGTGTTACGGCCGTAGCAAAGTCTTCTACGGCGTAGCGGTTAATTTCTGATGCTATTGCCTTGTTGCGGTTAGGGTACTTAGTCATGTTCATCATTCCATTCTGTTTAAGTAGTCACTTATTGGCTACGGTTAAAAGTGTAGCATACGTATCTATACAGAATTACAAAATGAGCAACAAGGGCTCGAAAGCCCTTTAATTGCAAGGCTTTTAGTCATTCTCTCTCAACAAGGTCGCCAGCGATACGCCACACAGAGCAGTAGGAAATTCGGCGGTACCAACGCGCGTGTAATTCACTTTTCCCAATACAGAACATTTGTTCAGATATTAACACCCCTATATACCGAACATTTGTTCAAGATATAACCAGAAACACTTGACAACCAGGGATTTTAGTGTACTATTGTTCTAATATGAACATTTGTATAAGTAAGATTAGCCACGAGCACTACCCTTTTGCATACTGGGATGGGACTAACGCGTCTGAAGTGCAAGCAATCTTTACAAACACAAATAATGCAAGCGGGGAAGTCCGCATACGTCCTACTGAGTCAGAACGAGGAACTCTAGAATTAGGACTTTATGGAGATACGGGTTACTACCGTTCCTTCTTTGTAAAAAAAAATGACTACGTCATTAACTCAAATGGCAAGCCAATTGTCTATGACGCAGAAACTTTTAAACACAAGTTTGAACTAGAACCCACCATCCCTACACAAGACGAAGTAGAGAAATTTTATGCGGGGGCAGGCTACGCCGCTATCTTAGATAAAGAAGCCTTAGAATCGCAAACTAGCACCCTATGGGACGACTTTATCAACCTTACTGAGATACGTGAAGCACTCAATTGGTACTTCGACACTGATGACCTTGGTGGGGTAGAATTAGTTGAAGAGTGCAAGGGTAATTGCAACTGTAAGAAACGTAAACAAGAAGCAAATAGCAATATTAAAACTGCTTCGGTATATCCTATTACTAGTGATTTTGATGTAGAGAAGTTTCAAGCATTTATTGGTGAGGTTAATCCTTTTAATGTTACCTATCGTTATACTAGCGCGGGTAGGCTGTTCATGGGTATCTCGATTCAGACCTTTGGCTTATTCAAGATAAATATAACCGCGGGGGACTCTGTCATCAAACTCGCCAATGGACGATTGCTCCATGCTTCATCTACTCACAACAACTCTTAGCCTATATGTTTATAAGACAACTAATAGTATTCGTAGCATTTTTGGCGCTTGTCGCCTGTATGTATATAATTAACGAATAAGTGATTTTTTAGAAAAAATTTTTTCGTACCAATGGATGTTGGTACTTAGAATTGGTGTGGAAGTTAAAAAAAATATGATAGTAAAAATCATATAAAGCCCCCCCCTTAAAAAAATTAAGAATACAAAATATTGACGTATGGGTCAATAAAAGGTTTCCTTAAAAAACCTACTCGCCGTGATTAAGACCAAGTCTGCCGCGGAGCGCCCCAAAAACATGGTGTTGGCGGCTGGCGTCAATAATGGTAAGGTTTAACTTCTTGTAGTTGAGAAACAATTGTTCTTCTAACTCGTCAATTTCCTGACTTAACTTCTTCTTGCTGATAAACATTATAGTACGCCTTCTTTCATCGGGGTTGGTTCGTGACCCAGTGTATCACCTAAATACGACATGTGTGACCATTTGCCTTCTTCAAGGTAGAAGATGGGGTTGAGGCATATTTTACAGGTTCCGCGGTCCATATTACTCCTTGTCAGGGTTACACATATTTGCTATTTCATCAAGAACTGTTTTGATACGATTTAACGTATCATCAATAGCCCAAAAAGAAACAATAATATCAGCGTTATCAAGTTCTTCGCTCATTAAGGACCTTCGTGAATCTGAAGTGGAATTGCCTTCTTTTTACGCTTCCACTGAATTGTGTTCTTCATGTAGATTGGTGCATAGAAAACACTTGCAACAACAAATCCGTATTGCTTTTGAATTAAACCGTAAATTACCCATAGGAAAGCGTTTGTAAACAAAATTAACCACGCCCACCAGTATTTCATACCAATGAAATAGGCACCAGTAAGACCAACGCCTTCAAGAATAAATGACCACATCAGTTAACCAACATGTCCCAAATAAGCATAAACAATGCTCCTGTAACAACACCGATAGCCCAAGTCAATCCAAAAGTAATATAGAACATTAATTACCAAGTCTTCCACAATAGGTAAATGATTACAATCCACACGCACAACAAATTAGTTTGAGCACCCATTATTTCCACGCCCCAAAGATACCGAATAAAACAAACAAGAAAAACGCTATAGCGCCAATTAAAGCAATGTGTGCAATCCAATTAATTACTATGTTCATTTTCCATTCTTTCCACCATGTCATATATGGCTTGTACAATAAATTGTTGAGGACGCATGCCTCTTGCCTTTGCCGCGGCACATAAATCACTCCATTGACCATTGGTTATTTCAAAGGGAAATGGAACAAACGTCTTTTTCATTTTGCGCGGATAACGACGTGGTGCAATAGTCATTTTAACCTATCCACATTGGTAGAGTGCAACGATAATTTCCCAAAACCTCTTTAATGGTGTGAAGATGTTTGTGATGAAACCAATCATTCCAGTTTTCTTCATTTTCAATTGGGTCATTAGGGAACCAAATCATACTCCCCTTTACTGGCTTATAAGTAAACCTTAGGTTAGGAAATTTTATTTCCCCGCCCTCGTAATCATCATTGAGATAAAAAATTGCTGAATACTTTGAGCGATGCGATTTTATATCTGGGTCTGCATTGTCAACGTGTGGAGAACCTGCTTGACCTGGTTGCCAAATAGTAAGGCTACCGTCCATACGAACATAAGGCCCTTCTTTGTAAACTTCCATAACTTGCTCTGAAAAAATTTTATGGCATTTATCCATAAAAAATTGGTCTTCTTCTTCAAGTTCTTCAATAACTAGCAAATACGGTATGTCAAAAAATGGTTGAAGCGTTCCTTCTTTAAATTTTTTAATTAGTTTTTGTGTAAAATAATCACACTCATCGTCAGAAAGAACGTTTTTTACTATCCTTATGCTTTCGGGTGTTTCGGTCATTTTTTATACCAGTCAGGACCATAGGTGTCACGGCGATAGCAAATAATAGCGCCAATGTTGTAAACTGGCATATCAACAAGACTGTCTTCAACAGATTCGTTAGTCATTTTAGTTCCGTAGCGAACGTGGTTTTTAATTCGGTGAAGTTTGTCGTTCATACGAATAAGCGCACCGACCCAACCAGGAGTTCCAAATTCGGTAGAAGCAAGAACGTTAGCCCAACTATCTTCTGGTGAACCATAGTCCTTAGATTTGTTATCATGCATGGCTTTTAGTTCCATAAGCACTACGTCAAATTCAACCGTTGGGTCTAACTCAATTTTCTTTTTCATACCATTCCTTTTATTTTTTTATTAGTATAACACATCTGGTCGATGGAGAGGGATTTGAACCCCCGAACAATTAAGAACTGGTTTACAGCCAGCCGCGTTTGGCCACTTCGCTACCCATCGATACCGCTGGTCAGGTAGGACTCGAACCTACAACCCTCTCATTAACAGTGAGATGCACTGCCATTGTGCTACTGACCACTACGTAAATTAACGCAGGCGCTTTTTGGGTGCCGCAGATTTCTTTGGCGCTGCAGACTTCTTTGTTGCTGTAACAGGTGCAGGCGTTGGAGCAGGCTTGGGTGCAGGAGCAATCAACTTTTGAACAGTTTCAAGTTCATCTAAAACAAGATTTACTTCACTCTCAAGGTGACTCATGTAAACATTGAATTTTGCTTCGTCTGCTTTTGCTTTCTTAATAAAAGCGGTAATACCAGCGCCAGAAGTTCCAACCCAAGTTGCAAGAACGGCGTATACTGATGTAGCGGTTGCTGACATTTTTATTCCCTCGTATCTGCTCACTTTTGTGAGCGAAGCAAGTGTATCACATGTGTAACTGCGCGTCAAGAATTTGTAAAAGCAGAATTTTGCGCTTATATATATATTTATATTAATATTAATATACCCCTCCTCACCAGTGAGGACCCCATGACCAGGAGTTATATTTAAACATCCTGATGAGAGCATATGCATTTTTAAAAATTAAATCGTTGCAATTTTTTATTTGTGATGTAAAATTTGAGCATGAATCAGTTCACAGAAGTTGAGACCACATCACACGAGGCTACACCTATGCTCCGCGAAGGCGCGGGACGCAATTTTTGTAATATCTGTCAACATGAAATTACTCTGAGGAACGGGAACTGGACCCATGATGGTCAACGACCTTGAACTACAACGCATTCAACGCATAGAGGCTTGTTCTCAAATTCTTTTTGGATTAGAAGGAATCAATCCATTGATTGAAGACATGTTGGACCAAATATCCTTAGATGTTTCTTGGCTTACTGACCGTTTAAATCGTGCCTGGTCAGAAGTCAATTCTTTGCAAAAAGAGTTAAGTAGAATCTCTAATAATTGACGGTTTCTGCGCGATGTGATACAGTTGCGCATATGAAAAAAAATAACCGTTACATTGCCCTTGCACATTCAAACAGCAAAGAACTTACCTACAGAAATGTAGATATTCCCGACGTTGTCCCGCTCTACATAGATTTTGATTTAGCGCGACAAGTTGGAAGGGCCTTTTTGCGCCCCAAAGGTGAGCGTATCTACGCAATTATTGAACTTGATAACTCAATGAAAGAATTGGATAAATTTCCAGAAGTAATTCTTGGTCTTGAGGGAAATAAGTTTGCCACCGTTAATGATACTAACTATGCCCTTGATGGCGTTGTAACTGTTGCTTCTATTTTTACACCACAAAAGGAGAAAACAAATGATGTGGATTAATTATCTATTTATTGCCTACGTTGCAATTGGAATTGCTTTGTTTGTTCGCTATTACGAAATTACAAATCGTGAACGCAAACAATGGAGAGAACAAGATATTGAAATTGAAATTAAAAAGTTTATTCCTATGATGATTAAAGATTCAATTGTTTGGCCTTTCTACGTTTTGTGGTACGGCGTTAAAGAATTTATTGAGGAATTGAAGTAATGCCACGCATTATCCCACAGGATTCTATGTACAGAGTCCCTCGCCCCACACCAATAATTGCAGAATGTCCAAAGTGCGGAACGGTTTGCGAAGATTCAAGCATTTCTGTTTCCTTAGAACAAACATACGATTCACAAAGCAAACGTTGGATTGACACAAAGCGAACAATTAGAGCAACCATTTCAACAACTTTTGTAAAATTGCCCGTCAATTCAAAATGTCTTTGTGGTCGGGATGATGAGCACCTTCATCAAAAATGTTTTGTCTGTGGTTTTTATTGGTCAACAGATACCGTAGATAATTTCTTTGAAACTAATTCTGGAAAGATTGATTCTTCAGATGTCTAAGGCTCGTCAAAAAGGTACGAGTTTTGAAACAGCCATTGTTAACTTCTTGAAAGAAAATGGATTTCCAGAAGCAGAACGATGGGGAAGTCTTGACATGGCCCTTGGCGACATTCGCAACATGCCAATTGTTCTTGAGGCAAAAAATCATAAAGCAATGGCGCTTTCAGAATGGTGTACTCAAGCAGAAACGTCTGGAAAAAAAGCAAATAAATTATGGGCTGTTATTCACAAACGTATCCGAAAAGGAATTGCACAATCGTACGTAACAATGTCGCTTGAACAATTTGTAATCCTTCTACAAACATATGGTAAATCCTTGACTATAGAATAATTTTGTGCTTAAATAGAATGCATGTGGGCGCCTCACCGGCGCCTTTCTGTGTTCTTGGAGGAACTTGTTGTGAAAAAGTTAAATCGGCGCTCCCAACAACGACTAAAGCGTATGGTGGATAGTCTTGAGAACATTAATAAACTTACCAATAAATTAAGCCTTTCAGACCTTGAAGAGTTAGTACGCAGGGATTCAATTCCGGTTGATAGCATTTCCGGTGGAAGTTCTGGCCTAGCCATTGCAAAAAGTACAGGAAAACCCGAATCATCTTCTGTAGAGCGTGCAGTTATTGCCAGCATGGAAGGCAAAAAACCCAAAGACCCTGTTCGTGAAGAAGTTAAAAGAATTGAACGTAAAATTATAGAGTCTGAAGAAAATCTAAGACAAATTCATCAAAGCATTAACTTTCTTAAAGAAGGCGTAGAAAAAGCGCGAAAGCGTCCCTCTTCAGAACCTTGTGAAATTTGTATGATTTTGCCAGCGGTAAAAACTGCAATGTGTGTTCCTTGTTACACCGAATGGGTAGAGCAGGGGGCGCCAGACCGGTTTCGCTGGAAGGCGTACAAAAGAGAACTTTTGTCTTCCGAGGGCAAGACGCTTGTCTCTGACCAACCACCGGCACGGCGATACCCGCCAAATGCTTGACATATTAGAATAGTATAGTAATCTTATGGATATAGTGCGCCATCATTGTACGCTTGATGAAGTGTGTAATTGCGTACCTACAGATGCAGAATTGTATCATTTAGGTTTTGAAAATTGGCAAGTTGCAATCTTGCGTAAACTACCAGTAGACCTCCAATGGGAGGCACATGATGAGTTTATAAGACGTTTAATGTCCGACGAAGATGTAGAGCACTTAAGGTTTTAAATGAAAAACGAAGACGATAACATTGAGGAAATCTTTGAGAGCCTTGGCACCCTTATAGGTGAAGGCGAACTTGAAGCACGTAAAATCCTTGGTGATGAACAGTACGAAAAAACTGTTGCGCTTATGGAAAAAAGCAACGACCTTGCTCTTCAACGCGAAGCAGTAGAAATTAAATTTCTTGAAGCACGCACCGTCTTGCAAACAACAATTGCGCTTTGCCTTTTGTTTAGTTGCATAATGGGATTTGCGTGGTCTTTGGTTACTTGGATTAGATAATGGCTAAATTTGGTCAGTTTATTTCTGATTCAGTTGTAGCGCCTTCAGTTGATGTTTTTGGACTTCTTGGATATACTCCAACCGAACGTCAAGAAGTATTTCACGCAACATCAGCAGAAAAAGTTGATGCAATCCTTTATGGTGGTGCTGCTGGTGGTGGAAAGACCGCTGCGTTTTTAATGGACGCGCTCTGGAACGCTGCTAATTTTCCTGGAATGCGTATCGGTTGTTTCCGACGTTCTTATCCAGAACTTGAAGAATCTTTTTTAGCACAACTTGCTAAATGGGATTATGCAAAAGCACTTGGTGCAAAGTGGAATACCACTAATAAAATTCTCAAATTTTCTAACGGTTCCGTTATCAACTTTACATACGCAGAAAACCTTGTTGACGCATCCCGTATTCTTGGTGGTGAGTATCAGGCTTTCTATATTGACGAAGCCTCACAAATGCTTCCTGCTGTTATTCAACATATTGAAGAGCGTCTTCGTTCAGGTAGCAGATTGGTACCAGTTATAGGTTTGCGCCTAGCCACCAACCCTGGTGGTGTAGGCCACAAATACTTAAAAGACCGTTTTATCAACCCAACCAGACGTGGACAAGTTCGCCACACGGAACAGGTTGGTGACAGTAAAAGAAGTCGTTCCGTAGCCTTTATTCAAGCAAAGGTAACAGATAACCCTCACGTTAACGAAGGTTATCACGCTGTTCTTGACTCTATCCCAGACCCTCGTCGCCGCGCAGCAATGCGAGACGGTGACTGGGATGCAATGGTTGGCCAGTTCTTTGAACAATGGCAATACTCAAAGCATGTAGTTCGTTCTTTTGAAATGCCAAAAGAATGGCAACGTTATGCAGGAATTGACTACGGATTCAGAGACCCTTTTGCGGTTGTTTGGATTGCTGTAGACAATGACAGTCGTGTTTGGGTTTATCGTGAACTTTGCATTACTGGCGTCAATGCTGACGACCAAGCAAAAATGATTTTAGAAGCAGAACGCACTCACAATGAATACGATGTTATTCGTGTTGCCGACCCATCAATGTGGGGTTCCCGTGGAACTCCAATGTCAATTGCCGATATTTACGGAATTGAAGGTTGTGGAATTATGAAAGCAGACAACGACCGAATTAACGGTTGGTCTCGCGTTCATCAATATCTTAACGATGGCCCACCTTGCGAAATACACAAAAGCATGGGTTGGGAAAAATGTCCTATGCTTCATGTCTTTGAAGACAAATGCCCTCAATTTGTAGAGCAAATTCCAGCGCTTCCGCGTAGTCAGGCCAAGCCAGATGACGCAGAAACCCGTAACGTAGATGACCACATTCCCGACGCACTTAGGTACGTTTGCATGTATGCTGGTAACTACGCACGTCCTATTATTTATGAAGATTCTGCTGTTTTTAAAACCGGTCTTCCTCCAACAATGGCGATAGCAACAGAAGAGGATGCCAAATCCTTGCCTCAACCTAGATTTAATGATATGTTTGCAGGAGACTTTGCCCGCCCCTTTTAATGAAAGACAACCCAGATGGCTATTAACTCTTTTTTAAAGGGACTTCAGGAAGTTGGCGCCAACTATGACGCTAACATCGAAGAAGCCCGACCAAAGAGCAGTCCTAAGCGTTCTGGTTATGCTACTGGCGTACCTATTGGTGGTACAAACGAAATTAATCCTGGTGAAAACGTTACTGCCGGTACTCTTGACCGCTCAACGTTTATGCAACAATTGCTTCAAGCGTATCTTGCATGTCCATGGTCATCTGCTTCTATTGACACAATTGCACGAACTGCAACTGCCGGTGGCTTAGAAGTTAATTACGAAACAAGTGCTTACGGAAGTGCAGACATTCCAGAAGCACCTGAAGAAGTTAAAAAAATACAAGACCTTCTTAAATATGTAAATCCAAAAGAAGACATTCGTCAATTGATGCGTGCTGTTATTACAGACCTTCTTATTTTTGGTGACTCATTCACTGAAGTTGTTTGGGTAATGGGAGAGCCAGTGGCTCTTTACCCACTTGACCCTACAACAATGACTGTAATCTCTGACGAGCACGGTGTAATTAAAGGCTATTACCAAAAAACCGCTACAAATCGTGAAGCACGTTTTAAACCAAACGAAATTATTCACGTTAAATTTGATTCACCTGGAGATGCTCTTTATGGTGTTTCTCCAACGCAGAAAAACATTCTGCCTATTACTTCTTGGTTGTTTACCGCAGCACTCATCAAAGAAACGATGAAGCGCGGAGACCCACTGCGTGCTCACGTTGACTGGCCACTTGCACTTCCTGAATCGGAAATGAAGCGCCTTCAACAACAGTACGCAACTCGAAACCTTGGTGCACGTAACATCGGTAACCTTTTTGAAACAAAGGGTGGAGCGATTGTTAATGAAATGGGAACTAACCAGATTAATAACTGGCTCAACACCCTTCAACAGCGCCGTGATGAAATCTTGTCTGGGTATGGTGTACCACCTTCAAAGGTTGGTGTCATCGAAGCCGGTAACCTTGGGGGAGGAACCGGCACCCAGCAAGACAAAACTTTCCGTGTTAACACGGTTGGACCAATTCAAGAACTTGTTCTTGAAAAGTTTTCATTTGCATTGCTTTACCAAGCATACGGAATTACCGAATGGACTCTTAAGTTTGGTGTTGTTGACTGGCGAGATGACGAAGTTATTGAATTGATTCGTGACCAACGTATTCGTAACGGTTCATGGACAATTAACCGCGCACGCGCAGACATTGGCGAACCACCAATTGAAGGTGGAGATGACCCAATTCTTGTTGACCGTCAGAACATGGTTCTATGGTCAGACCTTAACGCTCTATCTAAGGCCAACCTTCAGGTTGTTCAGATGCAAGGTCAAACAATGAATGCCCCAGTTACACCGACCACTAATCCTGGTTCAAAGGTAAGCGGCACTACAACTAGGTCTCCAAAAGACAAAGCAACAAAAAAGTCCAGTGGACCTAAGAAACCTGGTCAAGTACCAATTCCAATGAAAGCACAAAGTGCTCCAGGTGGAACTGAATCTGTATCAGAAAATCTAGAGAGTGAAAACTAATGGCTGAAGACCCCGATTACGAAAAAGTAGAACCGATTTACATTAATGGTAAAGAATTCTACAACGAGGGTGAACCAGTTATCCCTTTTCTTGGACTTACCGCTGCGAAAGCAGCAGCATTGGTTAGCAAAGAAGTAGGCTAAAATGGGAAACTATATGGGTCGTGCTGGTGCTTATGCACTGCACAAAAAATATCCAGCAGGTTCCCAAAGCGCAGCACAATTAGCAGCAGAACGTGCAAACCTTGCATTGGCTCGTGCTAAAAAAGGTGAAGTTCGTCACACGGGTTCTACGCCTTACAAGGGTTTTGTAAAATCAAGTCAAAAAAGCCGCGCTACCGCAGCCGTTGTAAAAATGTACAACATGCGTGAAATACAACTTCAAAAGCAACGCACCGTTGGTGTTCGCTACATGTCTTACCATAAAAAGGTTCATCTTAAGAAACCAACTATTACTGGTAAAAACAAAAAATTCATTGGAGAAATTTCTCCAGGTCGTTTTTATAAAAGAACTGCATGGGGAAAAGCAACTCATTCTTCTGGTTTTAAAAAGCGTTTAACAAAACGCGCTCACCGATTTAAAGGTGTAAAAAAGTGGCGCAGACACGGCCATACTTACACCGCAAGATAAAATCTGTTAAAACATTGACAGATGTGGTTTAATGTAACTATAAGAAATTATATACTTGGCAGCATTGGCGCCGGTTTTATTTCTATCAATATTTAGGAGATTTAGAAAATGGCCTCAACTAAGGCAGCCACTATTCGTGGCGTATTTCTAAAGCCAGGTCTTTCCAAGAATCGCCGTCTTTATACACGTGCAAACATTGCTAAGGCTGTAGAGCGAATGAAGAGTGCCCTTGACTCAGGTGAAGGAATGCCTCTAAACATGGCTACTAGCCACGCTGCGGCTTTTAAAGACGATGCAACTTCAACAGTTGGTCGCATTACAGACGTAAAACTTCTTCCTGACGGCTCTGCTCAATTTGAAGCAGAAATTGCAAACACCGCTCACGGCCGTGATGTTGCAAACCTTGCTGCTGGAAAGTTTATTAAAGGCGTTTCTATTCGTGGAGAATGGCGCGGAGAACCTTACTCAATTACCCACACAGATGGTAATGAGGCAACAACAGCAGATGACCTTGCCATTCATGGCATTGATTTCACCAACAGTCCTGGCGTTGACGGTGCAGAAATTCAATACGCTGCGCTCTCTGAATCACACAACCGACTTTCAATTTTTGAATCAATTGAAACAGTTGAAATTGTTTCTCGCAGTGAAGAACTAGTTGCTTCTGAAGCGGCAGATGTTATTCGTGATGCTGTTGAAGAAGCAGTAGAAGACGCTGTAAACAAGATTTTTGAAAAAGACACATCTAAGCCTTACGGCGATGTTGCTTATGCTGACCCTGGTTATCAAAAAGATAAGGTTAAGCGTTACCCAATTAACGGAGCCGGACACGTTCGCTCTGCCTGGTCATACATTAACCAACCTAAAAATGCCGCTTTTTACACTGCTGCACAACTTGCACGAATCAAATCGCGCATTAAATCTGCAGCAAAAAAATATGGCGTAAATATTGTTAGTGAACAAGCACAACTTGCTGACGATTTTCAAGAAATTCTAGAAGCATATGCTTCAATTTCTCTTGTTAATGATTACGATACCATTAACATTAGTGGTCAAACAAATGACCCTCACAAACTAAGGCTTGTTGCTAATCGTATTGCTTTTGGTGCCATTGCTGCTATGCACGCAATTGACCCAGATGACGATGGTGACATTTACCTTTCTAAGCCAGATTGGTCCGCTGTTGACGCTACCGGTGACGCTGGCGGCATGGGACCAGAGGAAGAAATTATGACAAACGACAACAACATGGAATGCGCAGAATGTGGTACTGAGTGCTACGAAGACGCAATTCATTGTCACATGTGTGGAGCGCAACTGCCAACTTCAATGACGGCAAAAGCGCTCGGCTGTGGTAACTGTGGAGCAACTGCTCCGCAGGATGCCATGTATTGCCCCACTTGTGGGGACCCCGTACCACAGGCAGAGTCAAGCGACAATGCCCCAACTCAAGAAATGGAGACAGAAGTGTCAGACGAAAACACCACGGAAGTGGCAGATGAAGTCACTGCTGTAGAAACTCCGGCTGAAGAGGCAACGCTTGAAACCGCTGCTACTCGTACGCTGAGTGACGCAGACCTTCAGGCTCTTGCCGCAGTTATTGCTGCTGCAATTAAGCCAGTCGAATCAACACCTGAAGCAGTTGAGTCAGAAGTTGCACCTGAGGAAGTAGTTGCTGATGAAGCACCTGCCGCTGAAGAAGCAGCCGAAGAAGTAACTGCAGAAGAATCTATCGAATCACAGGAGAATACCGTGAACGAAAACACATTTACTATGGAGCAGGTTCAAGCCATGGTTGCAGAGGCCGCTGCTGCGGCTGCAACTGCCGCCGTTGCTGAAGCCAAGAAAAGCGCAACTGAATCTTACAGAAGTGGTCAAACCACTTTCCGTAAGGGACTTGTAGCGTCTTACGTAGGAAACGACGCCTCTGACTTGTCAGAGTCGGAGGAATTGGACCCACGTCAATTGGCTGAGATGTCTTCAACCAATTTCCGTAAGGTTCAAAGCGAAACATGGGGTGCTTCTCCATTTTTCGCAGCAAAGTTTGCTCAAGCCGACCGCGGCTTCTAAGCAATTAATTATCAAACCCCTATCCAAAAATATATAAGGAGAATTAGCCATGGCTAACGATTTGGAAGAGGCCTTAACTGCTGCTGGTGCTGCTGCACTAGTTCAGAAGCAGATTGACCCAGTATTGCTTGAATACCAGCGCCGCTATGCGCCGCTAGTACGCTCGCTTCCTACGGTCAAGTGGGGCTCAACAGTTTACTACTTCAACAAGCGTACAACGCTTCCTCAGGGCGGATTCGTCACTGACGGCGGTGCACGACCTGTATCAACATCTAACTACGCTCAGGAGAACTTTCAGATTCGTCTGCTCCAGAGCGTTGGTGCGGTAACCGGTTACTCACAGTCAGTTACGGCTGACTTGATTGGTGACCTCCGTGCCCGTGAAATCGAGGGCGCTGCCCGCGGTCTTTACTGGGACATGGAAACCGCTATTCTTTGGGGTGCTGGTGCACCTACTCAGAACGGTGCTTACCCACAATTTGACGGACTTGACGTTATTGCTTCGTCATTCTCGTCTGCATCTACTGGCGGCCCTTCACAGGGAATCGGCGGCGGAACAATTGACAACTACGGTGGTGCTTCTGTATGGGGCGCTCCAACATTCAACCCTTGGGTTGATGGTGTAGACCAGAACGCAATTGACGCTGGCGGAAACAGCCTTACTCTCGGAAGCCTCGACCTTCTCATTGACCTCGTTGAATCGAACGTCGCAGAGCCAGTTGAGAACTCAGAGTGGATGTTCCTCATGTCACCTTCAGCCAACAGCCGTCTGTCACAGTTGCTCGTCAACCAACAGCGTTTTGTTGACCAGGTTGAAATTGAGGCCGGTCTTATCGTACCTACATACCGTGGTGTACCAATTGTTAAGACTTCATTCCTTTCACCACGTACCAACAAGATGGGCACAGTAGTTGCTACTAAGGGAACCGGTGGAAGCCTTCCTTCAGTTGCGCTTAACTACCAAGTTGCTCCTGTTATTGCTCGTTTCGGTGAAATCCAGGCTTCTTCTGTTGCTACTGCAACTCCAGACGCAAGTGGAACAGTTGCTCTTACTTTCTCAACCCCAACGGGTCCAGAAGGTTCACAACCAACACACTACAAGGTTTACCGTAACTACACAGTTGCAGGCACTAACGCCACAGTAACCCTTCTTGGAATTGTTGACGCATCATTCTTGGACAGCACAGGCAACATTTGGGCTACCACTAAGATTGTTGACAACGGAACCACTCTTGTTGCTGCTAACGGAAGTAACGTACAGGCTTCGCCTACTGCGTCTTACTCTTACTTCAACAATGGCCTTAAGCCACTTACCTCAAACGGTGAGCAAAGCATTTACCTCATGTCACGTGACCCGAACTACATCGTTCGTCCATTCGTGCGTGAAATGCAACCTATTAGCGTTTACCCAACTACTGCATCACCTGACAGCCTGCCATTCGCATTCGTTGCGGACACCACGCTTGCTGTTCGTGCGCCTAAGTACATTGGTCGTTTGGCTAACGTTGCTGCTGCACTGGACAAGACTGCTGGAAACGGAATCCTCCCAACCTCAACGTCTTACAGTCCATCGTTCCAAGTTGACTAATCTTTAGTCACCTTAACAGGTAATAAAGTTTCAGCGTAGGGGTCAGGTTCCCTCGTTCCTCCCCTGACCTCTACGCTGGATTTATCTTTGAAAGGCTTTACCATGGTTTTACTAGCAAAATACGAAACAGGCGGCGCTGCCGGACTTGTTTGGGAAAAGGCTGGCGATGAGGGTGCTATTGAGGTTACTCCTTGGTTTGCCCACGAATTGCTATCTATTCCCGGTGACCTTTTTTACGTTGTAGAAAAGGAAATCAAAAAGGTAGAAAAAGAAGTAGAAAAAGTAACCAAGAAAGCAACTCCTGTAGTTGCTGAAACGGAAATTATTGCTACTGAAGACATTGCAGAAGCAATTGCAACTGCATCACCAACTAAGCGTCGTTCAACGAAAGAATAGGTAACTCATGGCAAACAACGGGTCACAATACAGCGACCCTGTTTCGCTTGCCAGCGTTGCAGACCTTGCACGTCGCTATCCTGAGTTAGTTGTTGACCTTGAACCAACTGTCCTTGCAGACATTTTGGCCGAGGCAACAGCACACTTAGAGGACCGTACGGGTCGCCGCTTGGCACCGTTTACGGGCCACATTTATCAAGACCGTCTTTTCGGAATAGACCCCGCAGAATACGGCAATAACGCAGACATGCCTATGGACATCTATGGTGCACTGGGTATGTCACAAGCCATTGCACTTGGAGCGTCAACGCTCGTGCGTCACTTTTGGCTTGACCAATTTGCTCCGGTTTATCCGGAACTTTGGACTTACACAGTTGAGTCCATGAATATATACCGTACATACGGTGACTTTCAACCAATTGACTTTGCTCATGGTGGCGTTCGCGGTCCGGACGTAACTGACGGGCACGTTTGGATTCGTCTGGGTACTTTTGCCCCAGAAGGAAGTCGTATTCAAGTTGTTTACAGTGGCGGATACACTAAAGGTATTCCACCATCGCTTCGTCGCGCCTGCTTGTTCCAGGCCGCTAAGTTCATCATTCTTGAGTTTGAACCACAAACTCGTCGTGAAATGAATCTAGACCAAATTGACCAACAGATTGATAGTTTGATTGCCCCTTGGGTTCGTGGCTAGAAATGGCCTATGTCCGTTCGACATCAGAAACTCCTGGATGGCAAAAAGGTATTAAATCTCTTGACTCAGCAATAGCAAAAATAACAATAATGAAGGCGCGTGTCGAAGACATGCAACCTGCTCTTAATGACATTGCTCAAGAATTTGCTCTTATGGAAGCGCAACGCTTTAGAAACAATGGTGTTTCTTCTGAGTTTGGTACTAAAAAATGGCCAGAACTTGAAGAATCAACTATCAAAAGACGTCAGTACGATGATAAATCTAACCATGGTAGTGAAGCACTTGACGCAAGAGGATATCTTGCCAACGCTGCTTCTGCTCCTAAATTTGAATTTTTTGGTAAAAACAGCATTGCTCTTATAATTAACCCAAGTGGCAAAGGTCGTCCAAGTTCTTATACACGTGGACATGACTATGGTTTCTATCAACAAAATAGTAAAAAATATAACCGACACAATAAAGATTTTGAGTTTGTAACCATAACACCAGAATTTCTTGGTTTTGCCAAGATTATTGTTGAAAGATACATTCTTGGTGGAGTTGCAACAAAATCAAATGCTGAAAAAGCAAAGATTCCATCTGACCACGCAAGTGGCGATATCGCAAAAGGTATCAGGGAACGCCGAGCACGCAAAGTTCGTCAAAATCGTGAATTGAAAAAGTCTCTTGACAAAAGGGCACCTGAGTATATTTCTTACGGTAAACACATGCAAATACTTAAGCCAGGTAAAACTGCGGCTAAACATCAAGAAGAACTTGTCGCTTCTAAATCTATTGAAAATATGTCAAGGGCTGAATTTCAACAATTCAGAATTGAATCACGAAAAGCAGTTAATTCTGCTTTAAGGCAAATTGACAAAAGTAAAGTAGAAAAACAATTGGGTCAGTATCTTAATGGTGACCCTCACATGAGGAAACCATAATGGCACAACGTGACTGGTGGCAAGACTGGAGTCTTTCCTACGCTGACAATACTTTTGGTACCATTACAGGTGGTCACTCAGTACAAGAAGCAGCATACAACACTTTGCAAAAATGGCTTCCAACGTACATTGCAGAATTTAACAGAATGCTTGGTAGCACGGTTTTGGTTGAACCATTTGAGTATCGCCACCGTCCTGAGTTTCGTACTTTGCCCCGTCAAGCGGCTGCGGCAATTTTATTGAGTGTTCCAACTACGGTTGGTCCACCAGAAATTTTTCAAACAAACATTCGCGCTAACTGGCGTCTTGAGGCGATGGTATATGTCTACGGTACAAAAGATTGGCAAGAAACAGAGGCACTTACGCAAGCCTACGCGGCCTGTGTCCGAGCCTGTCTTATTCAACAACGCGGTCTTGGTGGTTTCGCTGAAACTACACTTTGGGATGGCGAAGAATATTTGGAAGGCGAACACAGTAGTGGCCGTACAACCGGCATTGCACACGTTCGTTTTATTGTAACGGTTGGAAATGCAATGGATATGTATGGTGGTCCACCTGCCCCTTCAACAGCGGCACCAGAACCACTAACCATTGTTACATCAGCCAACATCCAGGTAGAGAAAGAACAACTATGAGCAAGAAACATGTTTTAGTACAGGCCCCACACGTCATTCTTGATGCAGAAGGCCGTCAAATGTCCCCAGGACACGATTACAACGTTGCTGAGAGCGAACTCATTTTGAGTTATATCTCAGAAGGATTTTTAACAGTTATTGAATCTGCCCCTGAAAAGGAAATTCAACAAGAAATTAAAAAGACAGCAGTACCAACAAAGAACGTAAAGACTCAGGAAACTGAATCTACTAATCTCACAGGAGAACTCTAATGGCTAATCAAGCCCCAGGCATTTCAATTAATGTTACTGCCGCAGCACCATCTTCTGCTACCAACAACCCAACAGGAACATGGTTCACTCTTGGAGTTGCAGCAGGCCCAGCCGGTGTCGCAGTACCAATCAACTCAATGAGCGACTTCAACACTTATTTTGGTAAAATTGTAAACGGAACCTTAACTGGTCGTTATTCAATTGCTAATGTTGACAGCACTCTTCTATACGACGCACTTGACGTTTTCTTCCGCGAAGGTGGAGTAAGCGCAGTTGTTTCACGTGTTCAACCTACATCTACTGGTGTAGCCGCAACCTCAACAACTACTGGTGGTAAGATTCTTCTTACGGCTAATGGTAAGGGTACTTGGGCTAACTCAAGCAACTCAGCAGCAGACGGTGTAATTCTTACAATTACTGGCGTAACTGTACAGGGTTCAACACAATACATTGCAAACATTGCTTACAACGGAACAATCACTGCTTCGGCAAAGGGTCTTGTAACTGACACTGACGTAATCAACTGGGTTAACTCAGTTGCACCATACAAGTCATTTGTGACTGCAAGTTCAATTTCAGGTTCAACAGTACTTCCTGCAACTGGCGACAGCGTTTCAATCTACCTTACTGGTGGAACTGACGTTGCCGTAGCGGACGCAGACGTAACAACAGCACTTGCTGTTCTTACCGACATCTATGGTGCTGGACAAATTTCATACCCTGGTAACACCAGCGTAACTGTACAAACTGCTCTTGTTAACCACGCTGCTGCATCTAACCGCGTTGCTTTCCTTGACGCCCCAAACACCGCAACTGTTGCAACACTAACAAGTGCTGCTGCAAGCGTTCAGGGCTCTGCAGACGACCCATCATACGGTGCTATGTTTGCTCCTTGGATTAACGTACCTGGTGTTTCTCAAAACACTACATTGAACCGTACCGTTGCCCCATCGGCACTTGCTGCTGCTAAGGTTGCAAAGAGTGACCTTGCAAATGACGCTAACGTTCCTGCTGCTGGTATTGTATCAGGTGCTTCTTCATACGCAGTTAACGTAACTCAATCTTACGGTTCAACAGACCGCGGAAACCTCAACGCTGCTGGCGTTAACGTTATTAGACTTGTTCCTAACGTTGGTATTATTGCAATTTACGGATTCCGTTCACTTGCAATTGACCCTAACTGGACATTCCTAAACAACGTACGTTTCCGTATGCAAGTTACTCGTGACTTTGATGTTGTTGGAGAAGGTTTTATCTTCCAAGAAATTGACGGAAAAAACCAAATTTTCTCTACTCTTGCTGGAGCACTTGCAGGCCTTTGCTCATCTTACTGGATGCGCAAGAGCATTTACGGAGACACTGCATCAGCAGCATACTCTGTAAACTGTGGACCACAAGTTAACACACCTGCAACTATTGCCGCTGGTCAAATTAACGCACAAGTTAATCTTAAAATGTCCCCATTTGGTGAGTTTGTAACTATCAACGTTACTAAGTACGCAGCCAACGCAAACATTCCTCAATAATCTAATAAAGTCTAAGGAGAAATTACAATGGCTTACTCAACACCAACACACTACTACGGTTCAGAGCAACAGTGGCTTGCCACCTTGTCTTTTACCAATTTGCCACTAGGCATTAGCACCACCGCTGTATCAACATCAACAACTATTATCTTTGACAAATTTGCTGGTGGAGACACATCTGCTCCAACAAACAAGCACCGTCCTGGTGGAATGGGAAATGAAGTAACATATGCTTCACTCCCTACTTACTCAGACGTAACGCTTACAAAGGCATACAACACACAGGCTGACCACGACATTGTTGGTGACATTCACAAACTTGTTGGTAAGGCAATGGTTACAGTTAACCTTCAACCACTAGACGACACAGGAACCCCTTGGGGAACTGCTCGTAACTACTACGGACGCATTGCTTCTGTTAAAGACGGTGGAACCGACTCTAACAGCAACGCTACTCGTATGTGGGAAATTGACATTTCCGTTGAAAGCCTTTCAGACGTTGCTGCTGCAAAGACCCTTTCTAAGGACGAATTTACGGCTTAAGTTTAATTACTTGACTCTTGTAGTATAGTATTACATACAACACCATAGGAGGAAACATGGTTGATTTTAATATTAATAATGGCGAAGATATTGTGAACGAAACTGATAAGGTGGCGGTGGCTGAGACTCCGGTCCTAGACACCCCCCTTATCGGTCTTCGTAAGCGTCGTGAGCAAATCGTAAACGAATTGTTCATTGACATTAAAGTGCCCCGTTGGGACACACCAGAGATTTACATTCGCTTTAAGCCGGTTTCGGCAATGAAGTTGAATTCTACTATTGCACGTCGAAGCAAGGAAAAGGGCACCGACTGGTCATACTTGGCTAATGCGGACATGCTCGTTGACTCATGTGTCGGTATCTACGCAGTTGTTGATGGTGATGAAGACAACAAGTTGTCACTTCGTCTAGACGACCCACGTGGTTCTTGGACTAAGTTTGACCCAGACCTTTCAGCAGCATTAGGCATTGAAGCAGTTCGTGCCGTTGACGCTTGTCAGGCATTGTTCCTTACGGAAGGCGACCTCATTGAGACCGCTAACAAATTATTCCGTTGGAGTAACATTGCAAACAATGAGGCTGACGAAAGTTTTTAACAGCCCTGGCCGATGAGCCGCAAATTGAGACTGGTGCCTACGCTATATCGCTAGGCATAGACCCAATAACGTTTCTATCCCAGGGCAAAGAAGATTACCTAATAAGTATCGCTCTTATGCAAAAATCGCTACAAATGAGTAGCAAACAAAAAATAGAAGAAATAAAACTACTTGCCGAACTGATTGGATTAGAAGTCGGTAAAACTGTAGCAAAAATCTTTTAACATCTATCCGTCTAAAAATCTAACTTAGGCGGCATAACAAAGCCGCTACCTTTTGCGAGGTGGCGGCTTTCTCTATTAAGGATAAGCATGGCAGAAGAAGGCGTAATATTACCTGTATCAACGCCCGTTGGTGATTCCCCGTCTAACCTTGGTAAGGTTGAGGCCGGGCTTAAGGGCGTCGGTGATGCTGCCGAAACGTTAGTTCCAAAGTTAGATAAGGCAACTCAGGGAGTTGCAGCACAAACAGAAATACTTGACGCAAACACCAAGGCTACTGAAGCCAATACAAAAGCACGCAAAGATTCAATTCCATTTACTGAAGCAGAAATTGCTGCAATGGTGGAACAAGAACGTGCCATGGGCGGCCTTGTTAGTGAAACAGGCGAGTTAATTGATGTAACAACAAAGTTAACTGAAACCGAAATACGGGCAACAGAAGTTGCTAAAGCAAACGCAGAAGCAAATCAAATACTTGCAGACAGTCAAGAAAAATTAAAAATTGCCAGCATTGAAGCATCTTCAGCAATAGGTGCTGGTCAAGCAAATTTTGGCAAGTTTTACACAAACATGACAAAGATGGAAGCAATGGGAACTCCAGCAGTTCTCAAGGCTGCCACCTGGGGTGCTTTTGCTGTCGGTGGTATTGCGTACGAAGGTATTAAAACATACGCAAAATTTAACGCAGATATTGTTCAATCAATTACACAGGCAGGACGACCCCTGTCTTCAATGAACTTCTTAACCAACACTGCTATTAGCACTGCTAAATCAACTGGTGTTGCGCTTAATGACGTTGCAAGCATCATCTATCGTGTTTCATCAGCAACCGCTGGTATGAACGGTGGATTTGGTGCGTCAAACAAGCAAATTGCTGACATGACAAAAAACATTGCCACTCTTAGTGTTATTGGTGGCATTCAAGGTGGAGCACCCACCGAGCAATCTGCTCGTGTTATGGGTGCCTTGATGAACACAAACCTTGCCGGTCTCGGCACGGACCCAAGCAGGATTGCTGCGTTTATTAACGCCATGACTGGTGCTGGTGACGTAAAACAATCAGACGTAATTTCTTCCCTTGGTCGCGGTATTCTTTCGAGTGCTGCCGCCAAGGGAATTTCTGCGTCTAGTATTGGTACATACATTGACCTTTTGACTTCACAAGGTACACCTGGTTCAACTGCTGGTACATATGCAAAAACCGCATTGAGTCTTCTTACCGCACCTGGTGCGCAGGCTGCTAAGGCGCTTGCAATGGTTGGTATTAACACTGGTGACCTTAACGTAATGATGCAGAAAAACAATGGTGTTTCTGCGGTTGCTCAGTATCTTCACGATGCTATGCAAAAATTTGACCCATCTCAATTTAACGTAAAATACAAAGGTCTTACTGGCGCCGCTGGTGCTACTGCCTTGCTTGAAAACTGGGGTGTTGGAAATATTCCACAATCAGTAGTTAAAGCATGGTCAAAGGGAATTCTACAAAACATGAGTGCGGCAGACTTGGGTACAACTCAATCTGGTGCAATTGACCCAGCCACCGGAAAACGAACCGCTGTTACCGGAGCACAATGGCTCAACACACTTGAAAACCTTATTATTACAAAGGCTTTTGGTGGTTCACGAAGCGCCGCCTCAGTTCTTGCTCTTGCTAATGACCCAAGCAAAGTTGCTGGTATTCAGGCAAACATTGACAAGAACATGACCCCTGAGGCTCTTGCAAGGGCTAAAGCCCTTGCATTGAGCACACCTCAAGCACAATTCAACATGATGAAGCAGACTGTTATGTCTGACCTTCTTATTGTTGGTAAAACACTTACACCAATTGCGCTTACTTTGGGAAAGGCTTTTACCGGTCTTCTCGGCGCTGTAACTAAATTTAAACCAGTAATTATTGCTCTTGGTTTAATACTTACAAAAGTAATTCTTCAAGCCTCAGCATCTAAACTCGCTTCTCTTGGTAAGGGTATTTTTGGACTTACTGGTGCGGCTGCGTTAAAACGTCGTGACAAACTTGAAGAAAGACTTGCCAACCTTCGCGATGGAAGTGGCCTTAAGGGTCGAACAATTCAACGCAGCCTTGACCAAATGGAAAAACGTTATGGAAAGTCAATGCGAGTTGCCGAGGTTAGGCAAAACGAACAACTTGCAAAAGAAGGAAAAGCCTCTCAAATTTATTCAAGGTCAACCACAGCCGTAACTGGATTTACTGGTGCAGTTGAAAGAGCAACAGGTGTTATTGAAAATAGCGTTATGGGCGGAGGGGTTGGTGGTTCTGGTTCTGTAGGAGGACGTGGCCCAACTGGTTCTTCTAATTCAAGACTTGACAAATTACGTGCTAAAGCACTTAAAGAAGAAGAAAAAAGATTAAATTCTGAAAACAAGTTTATGTCAGAGGCCATTGCCTCAAGTGACAAACAAAGACAAAAAATTCAAGATGAATTAAAATATGCCGAACAACAACGTGTTGCAGGCATGAAACAATACAATGGTCCTCTTACAAAATTAAGTCTTGAAGGTGTTGGAATTGCACCATTAAGTCCAGCAGAAAAATTTATGATGCAGGAATACCGTACGGGTCAAATGGACCTTCACGGTAGTGACAGACTTCACACATCTGCAATTCAAAAATGGCTTCACGCTAACGAGTATGAGTCAACTCCTGAAGCCGCTAATAGGTCGCTTGCCAATATTCAACAACACCTTGACATGTATAAATACGCAGAAAATGCAACTCCTGCTCCCAAAGTTTCACTTGCTGAATCTCTTAAATATCGTTTAGGAATTCCTGAAAAGGGTATTGTTGAAGACGTAGAAAAAACTGGATTAAAAGACCTTGGAAAAGACGTTCTTAGCAAGGCTAGCGGATTAGTTGGTAAACTTGGTGGCGGTCTCCTTACTGGTGGACTTAGCGACCTCATGGGTGGCGGTATTGGTGGACTTCTAAGCGGCGGACTTGGCATGGCTGGTGGACCCATTGGCATGATGCTTATGTCAACTCTTGGACCAATGATGATGCCTCTTATGGGCAAAGCCCTTGGTGGTATTGGTCATTTCTTCGGAGGTCTATTTGGTGGCGGTTCAAACGCTGTTGCTAATTACAAACCTCCAACAACCACGTACACGGGTCTTCAATCTTCACAAAATTTGCAATCAGCAATTCTTGCTGACAAAGCAACATTGGGTAACCTTTCTACAAAAATTGCTAATGGAACTGCAACCAAAGCAGATTATGCTCAATTTTCTCAATTGACAGACCAAATGACACTGTACACAAATCAACAAAAAAATGTCTATGGAATTACGGGTAACGGTTCAACAGCAGTAGTTACTGCTGCAGAAAAAAATTCAGCACGTGCTTTGGCAAAAAAAGTTGCTATAGAAAGCAATTTGCTTTCAGGAAATAAAATTGTATCAATGGTTAACACATTAGATGTTCCAGGAGAACTTCGTAAATTAAAGGCTTCTGGAATTGTTGGTCAAGAAGCCGCAGACATTAAAAAAATATTTTTAAGCGGAAACAGCGCTAGCGACCAAGCAGCAATGATTAAAAAACTAGTTGCTGCTCAAAAAAACGCGGACGTTCAAAGTCAAATAAACGACCCCACAAGAACAATGTCAGTTGACCCCAATTTCTTTAAACGTGTTGCAGTTAACAGCCTGGTTGCATCTCAACAAAAACAAAATATTAAAACAGGCGTTGCACAGGCTTTGCTGGGTATGCATTATAATAAAAATCTTACTCAAGGACAAGCCGTACAAAGAGAAGGAGTCTTTCTTAAGGCTTCGCTTCAAGCACAAGAATCCATTAAAGCAGACCAACTTCTTTTGCAAAACAAAAACCTTGATGCATCTTCTAAAAACGCACTTACTAAAGAAATTGTTAAACTTGGTGAACAACAAAAGAAATATCAAGAAGCAGCAAAGAATATTGCCGGAACATATCACCTTTCACAACAAACAATCTCAGGTCTTTCAAAAGCAATTGCTTCTGGAGTTAAAGATAGTAATGTTGAAATTGGTCTCACTTCTCCAGGTATGGCAGCGGCGTTCCAAGCAGCACTTGGTGGAGGCGGACTAAAGGGTGTTATGCAAAAAATTGACGCAGACATTAAATCGAAAGCATAGTTAATGGCAACAGACCCAATTCCTACACTGGTAACTATTACACCAACAACAGCGGGTTTCAATCCTGTCGTGGTTGGTCTTATAGACCATTCAACCTACGGACCCGTTGGCGGTTCTGGTGGATGGCAGGTTGTGGACCGTCCAAAAACAATTTCTGCAACACAATGGTATGACCGTGCTCCATTTCAATTGGAATTTGAATGTTATCTCGACAACGCGGTTACTCAAAAACCAGAAAATGTTGGAACTTCAGTAGAAGTTGATTGCCATCAACTTCAAACATGGCTGGACCCAATTAGTAACACTATTTTGGAACCAACAACATTAACACTTACTGGACCTGTACCTGGTGCACAAGGAACGGCAGACCCAAAAGTCTTTGTTCTTTTTTCAATTTCATTTTTAGATGCAATAAGAGATTTGCAGACTGGTGACAGAACACAACAAAAAATTCATGTGGTTTTTTACGAATATAATAAACCATTGGCAAGTCAATCAACAGCCCCTTCGGCCGTTGTTTCATCAAAATTGGTTGCTTCAAATACTAGCGTTATAACTGCTAAATCAGGTCAAACCATTGCACAAATTTGCGCCAACAAACCAAACGTTGTAGTTAATACAAAAGTTACAAAAGTTACATATGTTAAAGGCAAAAAGGTTAGCACAACAACACAAGTTCCTACTAACATGTCTTACGTGTCTGCCTTTCTTTATCTCAATAATATCAGAGACCCTAAAACCGCCCTTGTTGCGGGTAAAAAATACATAGTTCCATAATGGCAAATCCTATTCAAGCAACAGCGAGTAATTCAACAAGCAATACTGCTGGGTATATCTCACCGTTGACGGTTAGCGCAACACAGACAACAACAGACGTAACTCCTGGTTTTGGTTTTGCTGACTTAACTCAATTTGAAATTGTTAATTACAAAACGGGAGCAAAAAGTCTTTTTTACTACAATTACGAAGCAAGTATTACGGACGCCATTCTTCAAAAAAACATGATGGGTGCATCAACGTTTACGCTTCAGTTAACAGACCCAAATCGTGAACTTCTTAGAAACCTTATCCAACAAGGAACTGTTGTAAAGGTTGCAGGTCTTCAATTTGTTCTTACTCAATTTGTTAAGGCGTCAAATCAAATTCAATTGGTTTTTGAATCTGCTGCGATTAACCTACTTAGACAACAACGAGGAAACGGTTCAATTAACAACCCAGTAGGAACAAACGTTACTGGAGCAATGCATTCATTCGTTTCCTCTGTAAACGTAAAATCAAACCCATTTGGAAACCTATCCCTTGTTGCACCAGACTACGTATCAGTTTGGAATCAACTAACAAGTGGTTTGAATAAAACAGGACTTTCAGAATCAGTTGCCCTTGGTCGAGGAACAACCTCAGACCCTTACGAAGATACTTGGACTGCAATGACAAGAATTGCATCAAGTATTGGTTGGCGTCTTTGGGAAAACAATAACGTTATCTTTTTTGGACCAGATGAATACTGGCTTGGTGAGGTTAAAGATACCAATGGCGTTTTGATTCCATCACCTGTAAATGCACGAAAAGGAACACTTGGTTCAAATATTCAAATTATGAAAGAATTTCAACCAACCGTTCAACTTATTGACTTTGACTGGGACGTTGGAAAGCCTTTCGGTCAAGCAACCGCTACTTGCATGATGGACAAATTCACATACGATATTGGTGAAATAGTTACCCTACAGGGAATGGGTCCGGCAGACGGTCAATGGATGATTTCCTCTATGCAAAGAGACTATTTTAATCCTCAGGCCAGCGTTGTTCTTCAGGTTCCTATGCCTTTTGCACAAGCGGTACAACCAAATTCTTTGCCTCTTCCCCCTTTCCCCCTAACGGTAAAAACAAAGTAAGGTATAAAAATGAGGACAAACGACTCAAATACACTCCTACAGGCTCACCACAGAAACTTCAGTGGCATTATTGCCGCTACGGGTGTTCAGTATTCAGGCGTTTACTACGGCGTTGTTGCGCAAACAGACGCCAGCGTGGCCAATCAAAGCCCACCACCCATTACGGCGGGCAACTTGACAATTACCATCCCTTCTCTAAGTGGCGCCACACAGGCCTGGGGGCCCATTCCGTACCCTGGTGCTTTTGCCCCTCCGGTAGGCACAACTTGTTCTGTCGGGTTCAATTCGAGCAATCAGCCCGTAATCATGGCATTCTACGGGTTCACCCCAGGTCTGTTACGTTATGGCAGCGGAGCGCCTAGTTCTTCAAAGGGAAATGTCGGAGATACATACATAGACATTACCGGTCAAAAGATATATGGCCCAAAAACTCATTCAGGCTGGGGTTCTGGTTCATCTTACGATGTTGAACTACCAGATATTGACACTCCTTAAATCCTTGCAAATATTGAAATCATAGTGTAAGATATCTTTATAATGGCCCGATAATTGTCTGGTCAAAAACGAGGGACACGTTTATAATGATTTCAATATTTACACCAAGTCACGACCCAAAATATCTTGACCAAGCATATGAAAGCCTTAAGGCACAGACTTATGAGGCATGGGAATGGGTTGTAGTTCTTAACGGCAAGGCCGAATGGTCTAGACCAGAATACGATGACCGTGTAAAAATTTCTTACGCCAAACCACAATTGGGTGGCAAAGTTGGAGCGCTTAAAAAGTACGCTGTAGAACTTTGCATTGGCGATATTTTAGTAGAACTAGACCACGACGATATCCTCATGCCGACCGCCCTTGAAGAGGTCCGCAAAGCATTTGATGAAAACCCAGATGTCGTTTTTGTTTATTCTGATTTTTCTTACATTAATGCGGACTCTACTCCTAATTTTTCTAAATATTCTCCTGATTACGGTTGGGAATATCACGAAGAAGATGGATACAATGTATGTCACGGACTTGCACCTAGCCCGCACAACGTTTCACTAATTTGGTACGCACCAAATCACATTCGCTCTTTCCGCACCTCGGCTTACAAAGCAACTTCGGGATACGACGAAACCATGAAAGTCTTGGATGACCAAGACATTATGTATAAAATGTTCCTTCAAGGTGATTTCTTTCACATTAAGAAAAACCTTTACCTACAACGTGTTCACCCAGACAACACTCAGGCACAGTCGGACATTAACCCGTTCATTCAAACTGAAACAGTTCGCATGAATCACAAAAATATTCAGCCACTCCTACTGGCTTGGTGTCAGCGCAATAACCTTATGGCTATTGACATGGGCGCTGCTCATAACCCAACGCCAGGATATTCAACCCTAGACATGCACGAACCAGCAGACCTTGTTGGTGACGTGTTTGACATTCTTGGAAGCCTTGACGACAACACTGTTGGCGTTATCCGTGCGGTGGACTTCCTGGAGCACATTCCAGACAAGGTTCGACTATGGAATGAAATGTATAGAGTTCTTGCTCACGGCGGAATGATTCTAAGCCTCACCCCAAGCACCGATGGTCGCGGCGCATACCAAGACCCTACGCACAATTCTTTTTACAACGAAAATTCATTCTGGTATTTTGCGGACGAAAACTACCGCAAGTATGTACCAGAACTGAAAATGAACTTTCAAAAGGCTGTTCTCCAGACTTACTTTCCAAGTGACTGGCACCGAGAAAACAATATCCCCTACGTAAACGCAAACCTTATTGCAATTAAGGATGGTTCACGCCAAGGGGGCAGACTAGGAATTTAAAATGGCTGATGCTATAACAGGACTAACAGCAGCATGGGTACCCAATAAGGGAATTCAACTAGAATGGACCGCTGCCGATGATGCAACAACCGAATCATCGTACATTGTTTATGTTTTGACAAACACAAACAAAACAGTTCCAACATGGAGTCCAATTGGCAATCTGCAGGCAAACGTAACCAGGACTATTTCACAGACTTTTTACAGCCTTTCAGCGCCACTAACATCTTTCTTTTTTAAATTCCCTACAAATCCACTTGGCTCATATGCTTTTAGAATTGTGCACATTGATTCAACCGGTGCGCAAAGCCCAAGTACAACGGTTTCCGTTTATCAACAACAGATTTTTCCACCTTTTACACCGCCTCACCTGCAGAATCAAATTGCAATTGATTCTTACGGACAATTTTTGACAAACGCACAAGATACCTACGAAGATGTTTCTTCAAACGTAGCAATGCTTCTTGGAACTATTATTGGCCAAAGACCTCAGGTTAGTCAATACGGTATAGAAGACCTTCCTCTTACACAGGTAAATTCCTTGGCAGTTCAAGGTTCAATTAATAAATGGGAGCCGCGTGCGAATGCATCGGTTACCGTAAAATACGATAACAATAATAACGCAACTCTTAACGTTAAAATTGACAACATTTAAGAAAGTTTACAATGGCAGAATATATTGACATTCCTATTGTTGCTGACACAGATGTTCTTATTCAGCAAGCGCTAACATCAATTGTTAATAACGTTCCTGGATGGGTCCCACGTGAGGGCAACTTGGAAGTTCTTTTGGTTGAGCAATTTGCTCAGATGGCGGCAGAAGCCGCCACGGTTGCCTCTGCCGTTCCGTCTTCAATTTTTGAATACTTTGGTTCTTTGATTGGTATCACACCAAGTGAAGGAACATATGCAGAAATTCAAACAACTTGGACACTTGTTGCAAATGCCCCAACTGGCGGTTATGTAATACCAGCCGGAACAGTTGCAGGATTTTTCTACGAAGGTAACTCCTACCTGTTTCAAACAATTACAAACAATACAATTGTTGCTGGTCAGACAACTGGTTCATTTATTATGCAGGCAGTTGGTGTTGGTTCTACTTACAACATTCAAGGTCTAACAGGAATAAATCCTCTCACCACCTATTTGCAGATGCAAAACTCTGACCCCAATGTTTCTGGTATTTTAATTACTGCTACCGCGGCAACGAATACCGCTCTTACATCAGGAACCGACCCAGAATCAACAACTAATTTTCTTAACCGTTTAACGTCTGAATTACAACTTCTTGCACCAAGACCAATTACACCAAGTGACTACGCTTTGTTCTCTCAAAATCTTGCTGGTGTCTACCGCGCACTTGCTTTTGATGGATTTAATCCATTGACAAATCGTTTGACAACTGCTGATGCAAATTTCTTAACAGCAGCAACTTCTGATTCTGCTCCAGCAAACTGGGGTACTTTTGGAAACGGAACTGTAGCGCTACCTACTCTTAGTACACCAGGAACATCTCCTGCAAACTATCTTCAATTTACGTCTTCTTCAAGCGCACCACTTAGCGGTGCTCTTTTGCATGATGCAACATTGGTGGGAGATACATCAGTTAAGGTTATTGTTGGAACTGGTTCAATTAGTACATCTGTAAGTTCTGGAAACCCTGCATTAATTCTTATTAATGATGCAACAAATGGAAATGAAATTGTTGTTGTTACTGCCGCTGCTTCAAAATCAGGTTCCGGTGGAACCGCAACACAAATTCTAACGGTTCTTTCTCCAGGATTTAAATATGCTCACGACACTTCGGCATCAGTAACATTGTTACAAGGTGCTGTTGTTCCAAATGCGGTTAACCTTTCTGCTAACACAAACTGGTATCAAGCAGCAGCAATTATTCAAGCGGCAAGCGCAACAACGGCAACGGCAAGCCCCTACATTGTTTCTGTTGCAACATACGTTGACGGAACAACAGAAGTCTTTTCCTCAAGAGAACAATTTGCAAGCGGTCTTTACTCATACACAACTTTTGCAAAAACCGTTTATTGCAATATTTTCTCCACAAATACAAGTTCACCAAATGCCCTTGCTTTTGATGCAAACATTGACAACGCTTATAATCAATTAAAACCTTATGTAGTTTCTATTCAATCTTACATTGCATTTAACACAACAGAGACATCTAAAACTCATAATATTTTTTACAATTCTCTTAATCAAGTTCAAGCAGACCTTTCTTATGCAGAAAATCCAACAACATCTGTAAGTAATTACAATTTTATTCCAGACGCTAAGTTCATTAATTATCTTTACACAAATGGTGGAAATGCTTCCTGGACAACTGCTGCTGGATTAATGACTCTTCCTAATTACGGTGTTCAATACATTGGAACGGGTTCTGCAGCAGGAAGTACAATTCAATCTGATTCACAAATATTTAATTTATCAAATATTTCTTCAGATTTGCCATCAGCAACAACACGCACTTACACGCTTGCAGCAACAATTGACGCAAGTTACACAGGGGCAACATTTGCTGACGTTAACATTGTAATTGTAGATGCATCAAACCCAAGTACGGTTCTTGCAACCCTTGCTCCTACCGGAGCGCTTTTGCAGACAATTGTTGGTACATTTACGCTTTCTACACCAACAGACGTTCAGGTTCTCATACAATTTAAAACAGGTCTTAACGTACCACTGGGTTCAAGTGTAATTGTAAGTAACGTTGCCGTTTTCTCAGGCTCATACACAATTTTGACGCTTCCTGAATCTAATAATTTTTATTATTCTTGGACACCAGGTGGGTTGTACGACCCAAACACATTTAACTATCCGCGCAACGTAACCGTTGTGCCTGTTGACTCAAATGGTTTGGCTGTAAGTCCTACAATCGCCTACGGTCTTATTGACTATCTTGACTCTCGTCGTGAAGTTAATTTCACCGTTCAGTCAATCAACCCAAGTTACGTTCCTATTGACGTTCAATATTCT